TCAATCTGTTATATTAATCATACTAAATGCTATATACAGAAATATAAAACATGGAGTTATTATTGTAATTTGAAATATGATACAATAAAACTTACTAAAAAATATTATTTCTAATATAGAAAGAATTGATAATATTAAATATGTAATTAATATTAATACTTTAACAATTTTCTCAATCATAATTATTTCACTTTTGGTTAATTAGGTTTATCTAATTAACTTTCAAAAAGAAAAATTAAAACTTAGTATTAAACATTGGTTTTGTTTTTGGATAATAAGCTATATGATTGCCATTTTGATTATATATTGCTTTATCTACTCTAAAAACCTTACCATTAGGCATTTTTCTTGTAGCTGTATATTCAATAAAACCATGAAAATTAGAATTACTTTTAAAAATTAATAATGTTTTTACTCCATATCGTTTTGTTTTCATTTCTTTAATATTTTTTTCAATCAATCTCATAATTATTCACTTTTGGTTAATTTATAAACTTCCTATTTTATCCTTAGTTATTATTCCCGCTGAATTTCTAAAATATCTATAAACTTCATGTTTATTATAATTGTATATCCATTTCATAATTTCATATTCAGTTTTGTCAGCATTTTTCCATTCTATTATTCTTGTTGCCATTTTTATTCACTTATTTTCTATTTTATTAAGAACTATATCCATAACTCTGATTATAGCTTTAATATCTGTTTTATTTAAGTTCTTAGAATTTAAATAAATTTTATTTAATTTAGTAATTATATCATCTTTTTCAAAAGCATTCATTTTTAAATGTGTCATAATTAAATAAAGGAATAACTACTATTTAAATCTTTAGTATAATTATCAATTCTTTAGTATAATTATAAATTCTTTAGTAGTAAAGAAAAATATGAAATATTTTCAACCAAAAACCTTAAAAGTGAACAAACATTACTATTTATAACTAAATTTATAAAATTTTTCATAAAAAAAAGATTTTTTGATAAAAATGGCTGAATCATATAGAAAGGTTATAACTTTAGCTGTCGCATTAATTATTATAGCTGTAATTTTCCCTATAGCTCTCGGATTAATTGGTAATGCGGGAAATGTAATTGTAAATGCCACATCTGGCGATACTCTGGCTGACGTTATTGACCCTACAGTTTTAGTACTTTTGGTCACCTTACTTCCTATTATAGCAATTATTTCCGTAGTTATGATGTTTTTACCTAAAGCACGTTCAAGCTAATTATACGTTAATTCTCTGATTTCACATTTTTTATTTTTTTTATTTTATTTTGAACTGGTTTGAAAAATATGGATGATACAGAAAAGAAAGAACTAATTATTATTCCGGAAAAGAAAATAGAACCTAATCAAAAGGATATTGACAAAACTTTTAAAGAATTATATTTATTAATTAAGTCAATATTATTAATTGCTTTAGTAATGCTAATTATTTCACTTGTATCTGGTATTGTATTATGAATAGAAAATATATAATAATAAGTGTATTTTTAATATTATCTTTATTTTTATTTCCTACTAATTTTGTTAAAGGAGCTACAGATATTTCTTATACTTTTGATGATAATGTTTTAATTGATTCTACTATAAATGAGTTTGACAATACTTTTAATGTTAAAAATTCAAGTTATTATTCTGGTCATTATAATGCTACTTATAGTTTTGAAAATGATATAGATGGAACTATTCCTTTAGGATGGAGTAATATAGATGAAACTGGGGGTAATCTTAATGTAATTAGTGATTTCGATAATCATTCTAAAGTAATACTTATGAATCATAGTGTAGCAGGAAATATAGACATGACTAACTTTTTTGATGATAATATAGTTTCTGGTATTGTTGAGTGGTGGTGGTATTTTTCTGATTCAGCTAAGACAGTACTTTTCTATTTACAAAATGATACTGATACAATGATATCAATTCTTACGATATCTGGCAAGTTTAAATATTATGATGGAGAGGATTTAACAGATACGGGTATAAGTGTAATTTCTAACAAATGGTATCATAGTAAAATAATTTTCAATTGTACTTCTGATTTGTTTGATTTTTATTTAGATAATATTCAAATTCTTTCTGGTATTGATTTTAGAACTGTAGCAGATAATTTGGAAGGTTTGTTTATTAGAACTGGTTCTACAGGTAATTACCAAATATATTTTGACGCAATTGGTTATTCTTGGTCTGGTATTAATGCTACTTATACTTTTACTGAACAAAATATTGGAGATTTACCTAATATAGTTTCTGGTTCAATTCTTTTTGATGGAGATTGTATTGTAAGCCCTAATTTTGATTCTTTTACTAAAGTCTTTAATCTTACAGATGATATAACTCCAGCAGAAGACCCTCTTATATCTCATTACTTTACTCCTTCTACTTCTGGTACAATTGAATATTATCTTGGAACAAATGAGGTTAATCAATATTGGCATATGCCAATAGCAGATCAAGGGGTTGGTAGAATTATTGTTTATCTTAAAATAGACGGTGGTAATTTAGAATATCAAGATGAGTTTGATGTTTGGCAATTAATACAAGCTGTTAGTAATGATATATTTTATCATATTAGAATTACATGGAGGGCTGATAATACTTTTGATTTTTATGTAGATTTAGTTTTAAAGGTTGATAATCAAGCTACTCATGATAATATGGGAGGTAATGGAATTGACGCATTTACCATTCAAGCTCAAGGCGATTCTGTCAATTCTATGTTCTTAGACAATTATGGTAATATAGCAGACCCTTATTATAATCTTGGCGATAATTTACCAAGTTATATAATTGGCGATAATCTTATTCCATATCTTAATATTACTGGTTTTAAAGAAGTAGATAAATATGAATTTGCTTTAAGTGGTATAAATACTTTAATTCCAGTAAATACTAAAGAAGCTTTAGGATGGGAGCAAACTGGAGTTGAAAATGAATTAGCTATAATAATTCAAGACCCTAATGAATCTGATGACAGAGTATATAAACTTTCTACAGATGGATTAGCTCAAACAATAGGAATACTTAATGATGATTTTACTTCTACAGATAATTTTATTACTGTAGATATAGAGTTTGAAATGATGGATATGACTGGAAATAACGGTACACACACTTTAATAATAGAATCATCAGACGATAATTATATAGCAATGCTGGATTTTAGAAGTAATGGTTCTATGAATATTTTTCAAGCTGTAGATGATTTTTGGGGTTTACAAGTAAGAGACGATATTACCACTGGAAAAATTTATAGAGTAGTAGTATTTATTAATTATGAATTAGATATAACCTTCATTGATTTTTATATAGATGGAGTTTATGATGATTCTTATACAGTACCAAACTTTTACACTGGAAAAAATGGATTAACTAAGATTTCTCTTTTAGTTCATTCTGTCGATTATGCTGATTTACATTGGAATATAGATAATATTGGAGTATATTATAATGGAATTTCTCAAACTCCAGAATTGGCTTATGCTGTTTATAATATTGCTCAAACATGGAATACTCAAATTAATAATTTATTATTTTTAAAAGCTAATGGTTCTTTTAATATTGGATTAGTAGAAGGAAGTTATACTGTTGGTATGTCAATGACAGAATTCAGAAGTATGAGAAATTATTATAATGAAGTTCATACTATTAATGGCTATGATTCTGATACAACAATAGCTAATATTACTTTTGTTTTTACTCTTCAAAATCATTATTTTAATATTTCTACATTCAAAATAGATGGAGTTATATTAAAGCAAGGTGTTATAGAATATAATTTAGAGTTTGAACATTCTGGAGTAGATATAGATGACAGTTATTTTTATGTTTCTAATAATAGATTATATTTCTTACATATAGCAGACGATACAAATTTAGAATACATTCAAGCCACTTTTAATATTAATGATGTTAATAGTTCTGATTATGCTTTTTCATTTAGGTCTGATATGGATAATAATGCTTATGGTTATATAAGAATTAATTATACTGATATTTCTCAAATACTTCCAATACCTTATACACTTACAACTACAAGATTTCTTTTATCTCAAGACAATACTGTAAGAGATATAATAGTATTAATAACCGATAAGGATAATAATGTAATAACAGGTTTAACTTCTGGTTATATTTATAATGTAGAATTAATAGATGTTATAGATATAGATGTTAGTGTTATTACAGAATCATTACTTAATATGATGATTCCATTAATTATTATTTTAGTACCTACATTTTTATTTTCAAGTAGGTTTGGAAAACAAGTAATAGTACCTTTATTTATATTATTTTCTCTTGTATTAACAATTAGTACTTTAATTCCATATTGGTTATTTTTTATTATTGTATTTCCAAGTATAATAATGGTATTCTTTAAAAGTAAAAAGGAAGTGGTTTAATAAATGGTTGTTATAACTCCTACAAATATAGTATTAGGTTTATCTATAACTTTTGGTTTGGCTTTAGCATTAACCTATTTAACTTATAAAGATATAGAAACTTTCTTTTGTTGGCTAACTATATTTTGTGGTTTTTGTGTATGGTCAGCATTATTACCATTATGGAGTATAATTTTATGTTTAATTGTATTAATATTTATAATTGGAAATAATGTTCAAAAAAGTAGAGGCTAATAAAAATGTTAATAAGTTTAACAATATTAGTAATGGTTTTTCTGTCTTTATTTAGTATTATATTAGGAAGTGATTATATCTCTAATACTATAAATGTAGAAGTTGATAATGTTTCATTAATTAATGGTAATACAACTACTTTTTTAGTAGAAGCTCAAGATGTAATATTTCAAATTGATACTTCAGTCTTAATAAATGCTGGAATAGCATTAATAATAACTGTAGCTGTTGTAGCAGGTATAATAGGAATTTCGGTTTTAGGGTCTGGTTTGAATCCTTATTCAGCAAAAGTAATTATTATGATAACTGCTTATGTAGGTTTATGGACAACTTTAACCTTAATTGTATTTAGTTTAATTATAGAAATTGCTATATTTGGAAGTGTTATATATATAGGTTTAACACTTGGTTATTCTATAGGAGTAATAAAAAAATTAACTGGAGGTAATGAATAAAATATGATATTTCAACCTGTAGACCCTTTTCCAGACCCTACTCACGCGGGACAAGAAATAGAAAATGTTGGTATAATATTTTCTCATATTTCTGTAATTTTCTTTTTAATAATTTTAATGCTATATTTATATATGAAAGTTAAAGATATATTACCCTTAATCCTTACTTACCTATTTTCATTATTAATAGGTTTTATATGTTTAACTTATCCATTTATGCCATTTACTCCATATTTTAGTTTATTTTTTATCTTTTTTCAATCTATTATATTTTTAATAGCTGGTTTAGATTATTATGAAGGATTCAAAAAGAAAAGAGGTTTATAAAAATGTTTAAGAAAAAATATATAGTTATATTCTACAATAAAGATGGAAATTTTTATACAGAAGTAATTAGAAAAAGAATTAAATCCACCACTGAAAATGTTAATTTTAAAGATAATGCTTATATCATAGATATATCTCAGCATTCATACTCAAAAGGTTTAAATAATTATTATTGCTATGATATTTCTACAAAAGATTTACTACTATTTATTGATATTAAAACTAAAATTAATACTAAATATACAGATTTAATACTTAATAAGCATGTAATAGTTGATTTTACAAAAAATCTTAATGACAAACCTAAAAGAAATTGGATGGATATAATATTTGGTATATTAATTGGAGGGTTTAGTACTTATATTGTAATGGGGTTTATATAATGGAAGGAATTAAAGATTTAATAGAAAATGATGACGTTTCTATTCAGCAAATTCTAAATAATCTTATGAGTGGTAAAAAAAATTTAGAATTAAAAACAGAAATTCCAAGACCAAGACAATTAGCAGGATTATTTATGTTAGCTACAAGTTTAAAAAAAGATGGTTATCCAATTACAGCAAAAACAATATTTACATATATTAGAAAATTTATGGAATATATGGTTAGTAAAGACAGAAACGGAAGGAAGGAAATTATTTCTGCTATATCAAATTTAAATAATAAAAATTTAAATGAAAATATTAGTTTTAATACCAAATTAGATTAATACTATGTTAGTTATAGTAATAGGTAATTTAGGAAGTGGTAAAACATTAATTATGCTTCTTTTAATTTTATTGGAAAATAGAGAAATTTGGAGTAATTTTAAAATTAATATTCCTAACTATAGAGAATTAGGTATTCCAGATTTATTTGAACTTAAAGATAATATTGTTATTCTAATGGATGAGGGTTATTCTTGGATTGAATCAAGAGTAAGTTCAAGTTCTCTAAATGAATATATATCAAGTATAATATTTCATACAAGAAAATCTTTTACAGATATTTATTTAACTACTCCAATGTTATCAACTATAGATAAAAGATTTAGAAAACAAGCTAATTTTATTATTGAATGCCAACATAGAAATAACTTTAATTCAGATAATTTTAATTATGTTTTTCATGATGTAAATAATAATACTTATGGTAAATTTACATTACCATATAATAAAGCAAAAAAATACTTTAAATTATATAATACTTATGAAAAAGTAGAATCTCATAGAAAGAAAGGTTTACAATTTAAAATTCTTAAAAATTATCCAAAAAGATTAAGATTAAGAGTAATTGAAATAGTAGATATAATCAAACCTTTATTAAATGGTAAGATTACTCATGATATTGTTAAAAAGAAAATGTTTGATAATGAAATTGATTTAAATTATGAACCATTTGTTTATATAGAATTAAAAGGTAAAAAAGAATGA